ACCTCGATCACTGAGGACGGCAGTGCGGTGGATCCGACTAACATCGCCATTTCGGCCGGCGGGGGTCCGCTGTTGCGTAAGCGCGTAACACTGCGCAAGAAAGATCGCACATGGTGGACTGACCAGTTCAGTGGTCTCGAAATCGTAATGAATCACGGCTTCACCGAAGCCGAGGCCGTCGACTGGCGCGAAGGCATTCTGTCGATGGTCGACCAAATGTCAACCCTGCCAGTGAAAGCGTCCACTGGCGCCAGCACATTCGGCCAGACCACGTTGCGCGTTGACGATGTGCAACTCGGCTTCGGAAATCCGTACACGGCCATGGCTGAAGAGGTGTTGTTCTCAGCGGGCAGTATTCTGTGTGGTTATCAGCTGCCACCGTTGGAGTTCATGTAATGCCTTTCGGGACCGCTGTAGTCACCTTGACCAGGTACGTAAACACTGGTGTGCCAGACGAATTGGGCGAGTACGCGCGTACCCCCATCTCCGTGGATGCGCCAGGCTGCCGTCACCGCCCAATGGCGTTTCAGGAGATGATCGACGCCAATCTGGATATCGCCACAGAGTGGTGGCGTACCACTATGCCGTTGATGGAGTACGACAACACTCTCTTGGCGGCAATCATCTCGATGCCGCCCGACGGCGTCATCGAGATCAACGGCCAAGAGTACCAAATAGAGGGCGGCATCCGGCCGCACGACGACCTAGATGGTAGTCCGTTCAAAGCGACTATCATTTCTAAGAAACAGATCGGCTGAAAGGCAAGCATCATGGGCAAGTATCGAGTGGTCAAGCCAACCTCGTATGTGAAGGGCAGCAAGATCATCTTCCACACGAAGCCTTCAGATGAAATTGTCGACATCGATGACGATGTGGCCAGCAAGCTGGGCCCCTTCGTGGAACGTGTTGGCACCGAACCGAAGCCCGAGCAGGAGCAGCCCCAATCCGAGCCGGCCGCCGAGCAGAAGCCGCGCGAGCGCAACAAGCAATAACGATGGCTGTTGACCGCGACAAAATCGCACGCGAGATCATCGCTAAGATCTCTCGCGACGATGAGCCGCGCCGGGGGGCGAAGAAACTGGCCGAAGAGGTGAAGCAGTACATCCAGACGGTAACTGCACCGCGGCCGGGCCCGGACCATCCGTACTCCCAAGGCGGCCCCGGCAGCTATGTCGAGTCGATCAAAGTGAGTCAGGACCGTATTCCCAAGGGAGAGATCGGCGCTGGCCGATTCCTGTCGACGTTCACCGTCAGTAGTGACCATCCCAACGCCAATTTCATCGAGTTCGGTACCGGGCCCGACAAGCCGGGCAGTCGCTCACCGTGGGGTCCAAACACGCCAACGCCAGAATTCGCACCATTTGGTCGTGCAGCCCACCACTTCGGAGGTACTGCGCCATGACTGTTGAAATTCTCGATGAAGATGTCGACGATGATGAAGCTGTCGTCATTGCATGGTTGAATCCCCTTCTGCCCGAAGGGCATGTGAGCAACGAGCGCAAGCCGGGTGGCCCGCTTCCGTACTACATGGTCACCCATCTCGAGGACAATGAAAGCGTCGAGGAGTCCACCGTCGACTCACTCATCTCAGTGCATGTACTGACCCACAAGTCGGCCGGCCAGGTCGCTAACCGTGACGAGGCACGTACCATGCACCGCCGAATGCTGCTGCTGGCCCGCTATCTCGAGGATGTCGCACTCCCCGGCGGGGACATTGCCACTATTGATTTCGTTAAAGTCTCCATGCGCCCACGGCGTGAAGACTACGGCGACGAACAAATTCTTCGCAGGGTTGGCCGATACAACCTGGGTTTCACCCGAGCGAAGGTGCAGTAGAACACCCGAACACCCGTAGACTGCTTGTGAGCGAAGGGATTTCCCGATGACCATTCCAACCACTGGAACGACTTGGCGCGGCGCCGGCTTGGCCAACGTCGACAGCCGATTCAATACTCGCGGCGGCCTCGCGGCGATCGGCATCCGCATGAACCGCGGTGCTGCCACCGACATTTCGCCGTGGAAGTACGACACCGACGGCACCACGATCGTGCGTGGCTGGTCGCCGTTCGCGCTGGACGGGAACCCGCGTGACGACCTGTGGGCTGTCGTACGCATTAATGGGGAATGGATCACCAACCCCAATCCCAACGAAGGCTTCACCCTGGTCGGCGCGCTGACCGAGGATGGTGGCGCCGAGCGGCATTACGACGTGAAGAACGACAACCAGATGATTCTGCAGTCGACACAGCCGTTCGACTCGGACCTGACCGAAGAGAACCTGGCAATCAACTTCACCGGTGTGGAAACACTGAAGCCAAGCCTCAAGCGTCTGCGAATGAACCTGCCGCTGCAGGACGGCAACGGCAACTACATCGTCGAGGATCCGGGCACCGAGAACTTCAACATCGGCAAGCCGGTCGACAACGAGGGCCCCGAATACCAGATCATCCTGTTCTTCGGCCGGCGCAAGGGCGGGCGTTGGCTGTACACCGCTGAGGGCTACGCACTGACGAAGCTGAACAACATCGGATCGTTCAAGCGGTCAAAGACCGACCCGGACGCCGGCCAGCTCGGCTACATGGTGCTGCCCGATCCGTTCCTGGTCGGCAAGGATCCGTCAAACCCGGACTCCGAGGAACTGGTGCCGCTGCTGATGGTTGACTGGTCCTCGGGTGACGGCTGGACCGCGATCGGCGGCGCCCCGGTGTGGCCGGGTGTGGCCCCACTAGCGACTCAGACAGCCGCGACCACCGCTACTGTGTCGGCGGCCAATCCCACGGGCGGTGGCGATCCGTTCGAGGTGATTGTGCAAAAGTCGGTCAGCCCGTTCTCGACATGGACTTCGGCCACCGTGGGCTCCACCACCCCGGACACGCCGAGCTCCGGTTTCACGACCTACAACATCACCGGGCTTACTACGGCGACACAGTACAAGTTCCGGCTCACGGCTACCGGGACCAATGGCCAAGCGACCACCTCCGCGGTGTCCAACCCGATTACCACCACTTAACGGCCGCTGGCGGGCAGCAACTTCGGCCCGGCACCCGACCCCCGGGGTGCCGGGCCGAAGTCTGTCGGCGCCCGGTCGCACTCCTCGCAAAGTCCGTCGTTGAGGTAGTTCACCGGGTGGTTTTCACACACTGAGCAGCAGTCTTGCGGCATGCCGTCAGCCATTTCCGGTGCAGTCATGACGTGTCCCCTGGCCGATAACTGTCGACTATGTGAGTCTGCTGTAGTCGGTGGCGTTATGTAGGCACGACAATATCGCGCAAGTCGGAACGTTACCAGACCTGAGTTATATCGGTGGGATTTCGCTGGCGGGGCGGTAGTAGCCTCCGTTTAGGATCTCCAGAACAAGCTCGCTGCTGCTATGCCACCCATCCGATTCAAGCTTTTCCGCGGTGGCGAAGAAGAACTCTCGCGACCTCCGCGGGGCGTCAGTGTGGACACGGATGAGCCTGTGTCCATCGGTGAAGTACTGCAATCAGGTTCTCCTTTGCCTTGTGCCGATAACCGCCGATTATGTAAGCCTGTCGAAGTCCAGCCGTAGGCGGTGTACGGCGTCACGCTTCGCTTCATCGGTGGGCAACTGCTCTAGTCGGTCAAGCCACGCGCCCGCGGCCTGTTCGGCTTTGATTGCATCGAGTAGCTGTTGATCGCTGTAATTCTCGGGATCAGGAAAGCAACCCAGATCTCGCGCCCGATCTTCTAATGTCTGCCGCATGTCCATCGTTTGCTCCTTGCTGATATTTTTGCCATATGTCAGGTGTCCGACCACACCTGATGGTCGTCGTAGGTGCCTAACCTCTGGCGTTTGCGTATCCGGTGCTGGCAGTGCAATGCATCGTCACATCGGTGGGTGCCGTCGTGCATCCGAATGAACACCGACGATCGGCCAGTGCGACCGCAGTAGCGGCAGATCATTTCACCACGCACGCCCATTAGACCTGCTCAAAGGGACCGTAACCGTTCGGCTCCTCGTCAGTCTCGGTGCTGTCCCACTCGTCGGTGTTGGCCCCTGGCTTGCGGTAGTGCCAGCAGCCGTCTGTGAACTTCCAATCGTCGCCGTCGGTGTCACGCCAGAGTCGGTCTCGGTGAGCGGTCGTCAACTCCTCTACCTGCATGTTCGTTCCTTCCGTGCCGATAAAATTGGCCCCTATGGTCAGGTTTGCGCGACTTCGGTTTCTGACGCGGCCTGCGCGATCTTGGCGATTAGGGCCATCGCGCCGTCCTCGTAGATGTGCTCGACGGTGCCCTCTTGAACCGACAGCAGCCCGTTAACCACGCCGAGGTCGTGGCGCGTGTAGAGCCAGCGGTAGGTGTTGACGTCGCTCATTTGCCTGGTCAGGTTGGTGATTTCGAGGCGGGTGATCTGCTCGCCGTTCACCCGCACATCGACGGTCATGCTCATTGTTCGCTCCTTATGTACATCAACCTGGTAGCGGAAATTGGTTGGCCAGCTTATTCAACCAATCTTGCGCGACGACCAACTGCAGAATGGTGGAACCAGCGACGGCGAACAGTTCATCGACTGCCTCACCGCCAACCCCTACGGTGGCCCTAACATCGTCGAATTCCGACCGGAGCCGCCTGCTGAGCCCTTCGATGTCGGCGGCCATCTTCTGGGCGTTGGACGTCAGTTTGGACACCGCCCACGCCAGGTCACTATTGGCCCGGCCGACCAGTGTGTCGATCGACGTACCGAATAGGTCAGCATAAACGCTGAGCTCGTTCACCTGCACTGCGCGCTTGCCAGCCTCAATCTTGGCGATGGTCGATGGATAAACCAGCACCCCCCGGCCGGTCATTTGAACGGCCATGGTGCGCATCGACCAGTTATGCCGTTCACGTTCGTCACGAAGCCGCTGCCTAAGTCGATCGCTGACTGAATCATTCGATCCCATTCTGGAATCATAGTACCATTTTCGGTCAATCCCCTCATACACTCGGGCTATGACCAACGCCGTCGAGACCGATTCGAAAACCAACTTCCGCGAGAACCTGCCCAGCGCATCTGATACCGCGGCGACCGAAGCTCTACGCCAAGCCGACGAATACGAATCGGTATTCGGCACCACCGACCTCGAACTCGACAATGGCGACATCATCAAGATCCCGCCACACCCCGACTACGGCATGCTCGACGACGACTGTATGGCCGCCTACGAAGAACTAATGTTCAAGCTCGACACCGAATACGACCGCGAAGAGGATATCTACATCCCCGAGCAGGTATTGAAGGACGGGGAAGGCAACGAGACCGGCGTACGACTGCCCGCGACAACACAGCGCGGCACACTGAAGACGCCGTATCGCATCAAAAACAAGCTGGTCAAGCCGCCGCACGGCATTCAGGTAGTAATCGCCGCGCTCGGCCAGGAAACCTACGACAAGCTGAAAGCCGGCGGTCGCAGCTCCAAGGACGTATGGAAGATCTGGGGCGAGACAGCAGCACAGATTCGAGCGAGGCAGCAGCGCGACACGTTTCGCCCTAGCAGCTCTATGGATTTGGCGCCAGTTCCCGCGACAAATAGCCAGTGACCTGTCGCGGTTTCATCGTCGGCAGATAGCGCAATGGCATCGCGAAGAGATGACATCTTACGAACTTCTGGAATTGCTCGAATATATGGATGAGGACGGCGCTCTCAAATCGGCACTGCGCGACGGCGAATATTCCGAAGCTAGGTTGGACATCCGCCACCTAACTAATGAGGTCGCTAGGCTCAGAGCCACTATGCACGCAGTTCACGGTGGTCAGCATTATGATCCGCCGTTGCTGCTGAGCATGGCTGAGCGCAAGGCCCAAGCCGAGAGTGAGGCCGAAACGGAGGAGCGGCGCGAAGGCTTCTACGGCTTCGCGGATCGCACACCGCTGCCGGGCACTGAAGAGTTTGACGACGTTGGCATGTACGAGGATGCCTGATGGCTATTCATCTTGATGTAATCGCCGAGCTACAGCGCCGTTCGGTCGAAAAGGCCGCCGCCGAGCTCGATAAGTCGTTCTCCAATCAAGTCGTGCCCATCACGGTTGAAGCCAAAGCGGCCCAGATCAAAGCTGTTCAGGAACGCATTAAACGCGAGTTCAGCGACATCAAGGCGGAAATCAAACTCGACGTCGACAAGACGGCGGCTAGCAGACTCGGCGAAATAGAACGAGGAACGCAGCGAGTCGGCAGCGCAGCCGACCAGGCTGCCAACAACGTCAATAAGCTATTGGGGTCGATACTAGGACTCCGCGGGCCCACCGCTGTGATGGCTGGCGGGGCCGCGGTCCTCGCAGACGGGGCGCTGCAACTAGCTGAACAGGTCACCGCTGCAACACAAGCCCTATGGCTTCTCCCCGCGGCGGCCGTAGCAGCCGGTGCCGGCATAGGCACATTAGCACTGGCTACTTCCGGCTTCGCCAACACGATCAAAGACATCCGTGACCCGAAGAAATTCGCCACCGACATTCAGAGCCTGTCGCCCGCGGCGCAACAGGCCGCATTGTCAATCCGAAATCTGCTGCCCGCATTCGACGGGTTAAAGAACGCCACGCAAGATGCGTTTTTTGCAAACATGGGCGAACAGATAAATCGACTCGCCACAACGTATCTCCCGTCGATTCAAAATCTAACGACCAGCATCGCAACATCGTTCAACACAATGCTGACCGGTGTGGCCAACCAGCTGATGACGCCAGAAACCCAAACGTCAATGCAGACAACGTTTGCCAACATCGCACAAACATTCCAAAACCTCGCGCCCGCTATCCAGCCCGTGGTAAAGGCGTTCACTGATATTGCCGCTGTCGGTTCAGGATTCCTGCCCGGACTGGCTACCGATATCGCCAATGCGGCACAGAGTTTCGCAACATTCATCGCCAACGCCCGCGAAACCGGCCAACTACAAATATGGATTCAGCAGGGCATCGATGCGATAAAGAACCTCGCATCGGCACTAGGGGAACTTGTCCAGATCTGGTATCGCACATTCGGGCCCGAAGCTAAGACCGGCATCGACAGCAATATCGCCGGAGTCTCCGCGCTCAAAGAAACGCTCCAAAGCTACAACGCCGACCTGACGAAGACATCCGACATCATCGGTCTCGTCATGGGTGATGGCGATACATGGAGCCGCAAGTGGAATGAAGAGATGACCAGCATGCAGGGGCCGCTCGGCGCCCTGCGTGACGGAATCCTTGATATCCCCGAAGCGATGGCATTCGTTACCAACAAGGCCATCGACATGGCCAATGGGGTGAAGCACGCATTAGACACAATGGCGCAAAATGCGGCCCACTTCGTCGACAGCATTCTGCCCGGAGACCAATCCAAGAATTTCACACCACTTCCCGACATCCCCCACGTCGGATCAGGTGGCGACTGGGGCGGATACCAGGACACTCGAGGGCCATTCGGGAATCCTGGTCAACCGACCCTCGGCGGCGGCGCGAACGCTCAGCGAGACCGGCGAGGGGCGCCACCGGCCGGCGCAGGCGTACCCGGCGCTACCCCCTACGGCGGCCCATTCGCTGTACCGCCGCCGCCGCCTGGCCCACCCGGCAGCAAACCGTCCGACAGGCAGCGCCGTGACGCCATCATCGCCGGACTCGACCCGAGCCTCTACAAGGTCGATCCATTCGCGCCCGTGCCCGGGATGCCATCGCCCGGACAGTTGGCCGGGGGGCCAATGCCTGGCGGCGGCTACGGCGCGGCCAGCGCACAAGATTTCTTCGAAGGCCAGCAGAACGTCATCCAGCAGGCCCACCAGCTTGAAGAGTCGCGCAAGGAACGCCTCGCGCTCGAGCGCGACAACACTGCCACCGGCGAGCAGATCAAAGACGCGAAATGGAAGGAATACCAGGACGAGGTCGCGCTGCAGAAAGCCCAAGCCGAGCTCGTCAAGAAAACTCAGGGCACCGCCAAAGACATGAAGTCAGGCATGGATCAGCTGGGCGTCGCCCTGGATCCTGATCTCGGCCTGTCGAAGGGGCTAGCAGGCTTCGCCGATAACCTCGTGCGATTCCTCGGCAACGTTGCTATGGCGCCGACGATGCAAAAACTGCAGGCGGTGCAGGACGCTTCACCAATCAAGGGCGGCTACGGCCTGTTCGGCATTCAGGGCGCACAGAACATCTCGCAGGGCTTATCGCCAATCCTGGGCAACCCGCTCACCCCTGATCAGCAGGCTGCCTACGCAGGCGGCACAGGGACGGGCACGGGCGCTGGCACTACCGGTGGCCTTGGCGGATACATGGGTGACGCAGCGCTTTTGTCCCACGTCCCCGCCGGCAAATACGCCTGGGGCGGCGGCGACCTCGCTAAAGGGCTGACTGACTGCTCGGGTGCTGTATCCGATCTTGTCAATATCCTCGACACCGGCGCAACAACCCCTGGCCATGACATGAGCACCAGCGACGAAGCCAGCTGGCTGACCCAGCACGGCTTCGTGCAGGGCATGGGCGGTCCCGGGGACTTCCGTGTCGGCTTCAACGCCGAGCACACCCAGGCCACGCTGCCCGGTGGCACGCCATTCAACTGGGGCAGCGACGCGGCGGCAGCCCGTGGTGGTGTCGGTGGCACTGGTGCCGATGATCCGGCATTCACGCAGCACTTCTACCGACCCGTCGGCGCCGGTGGCGGCGGACTTGGCGGCTCGTACGGCGGCGGGGGCAGCTTAGGTGGTGGATCGATCCCGATCCCGCTACCGGTCACCATCGTCGGCGGTGGCGCTGGCGGTGGCGCGACACCATCAGCGATAGGCCCAGCGCCACTTGGCGGAGGGAGGGGAGGCACCCCCTCTGGCGGCGGCATGAACTGGGATGCGCTCGCTGCTAAAGAATCCAGCGGTAACTGGGCGATCAACACCGGCAACGGATATTACGGCGGCCTGCAGTTCGATCAGCCCACATGGGATGCCTACAAGCCGCCGGACGCCCCGGCTCGCGCAGACCTCGCCACCAAAGAGCAACAGATCGCCGCCGGACAAGCCGCCTATGACGCCCGGGGCGGTGGCTCGACCCTATGGCCACAAAATTATCAACAGCTACAGACCCCAACCGGAGGACCGGCGGGCACCAACCCCGCACTCTACGATCCAGCCACCGGAACATTCGCCCCGCCCAACCTTGGCGGCGGCTCGGGCGGCGGCCCCGGCGCCCCCATTCCCGGCATCACTGCCCCCACTCTTGGCTCGGCTCTCGGCAACAACCCGGCACCCGGAGGGCTAGGCAGCCCTGGCCTCGGTTCGGCCCTCGGCAACAACCCGGCACCCGGAGCGTTGGGCGGCATCGAGCCACCATCAAACCCTGGCGGCGGCGGGCTTGGCATCACGCCAGGCGGCAGCATCGACACCGCCATGAACTTGGCGGCATCAGCATTCCCCGGCGTCGGCCAGGCTGCTGCGACCGGAATGAAGTTGGCCAACAGAGCAATTCAGTATGCAGGCCAGGTCGCCGGAATCGGCGTACAGGGCCTCATGGAGACGTTCTTACCGACCGGTGGTAGTGAACTCGCCAACAACTCATGGCTGACGCGCATCGTCGGCGGGCTGGCCGGCGCCTCACCGCAAATCCCGAACATCGCGGGCGGCAAGGGTGCACAGAACAAGCAGGGCCAGCCCAACCTCGACCCATCCAAAACACCGCCGGGCGTCGCGCCGCCACCACTCACACCGCAGCAGGTAAAGCAACCAGTCGGCGTCGGTCAGGGGCTCGGACAAGCGCCGATCACCGTCAACTACCAGAACCATGGCGCCACGGAGGACCGTGCGGGCGCGGATATCGCCCATAACCTCACGCAGGTCAATCAAAACCTAGCGCTGGCAGGACACCGCTGATGCCGCCGACAATTCGCTACCCCGCCGGGCCGATCACACCGCACGGCGCCCACTACCTACTCACCGATCGCATTCCCACCATAAAACTGCGCTCTTACGACGACACAGTAGTTTTCGCACTGATGGGCGGCGAGGCGATCCCCGACCGCACCATGCCCGAGCGAGTCGAATTGAAGGGCCTGAAGGGTCTCGTACCGCCGTGGCAAACGATCGATCAAAAGGGTGCTGGCGAGGATGGCGTCACGTTCGTCGATGCCCTTGGTGACCCCATCGAAGTCGAAATGGATGTCGTCTGCCACGGTCGCAATCCCGCCTACTGTCGTAAAGTCGCCAACCATCTAATCGCCTCGCTGGACTGGAAACGCACCAGCGAGCTTTCCTGGTTCACCCACGAAATGGGTCGCTGGTGGGCGCCAGTCAGATGGTTCAAGACACCGGCCAACATGGAAACCGGTGGGGCACACCGCCGGGAGTCGAAATCGCTACGCCTGCGCGCTGATAGTGGCTTCTGGCAGTCCTATCCCGATGTCTCCGAATTCTCCTACCAGTACGCATCCACCAGCGACGACTTCGAAACCGATGATCCCGACGATCTCGGCACTGGCTGGACGGTAGCGCTGTCCGGTGGCGGCAGCGGCGGCATCCACGTCTCCGGTGGCGAAGTAGTGTCCACACTGGTCAATCGGGACGCCGTTGCCCGGCGTAACTCCTACACGTCGACATCGGACAATCAAGTTGTTCAGGTGGAAATCGGCAATATCAGCCACCAGTGGTTCTTCCCGTCGGACTCCGCAATAGACATCTGGGCGCGGGCAAAGACCACCGGCACGGCGGGCGCCGACGGCGTGCGCTGCCGCATCCAAAGCCATCAACTGACCGTGTCATCGTTCAACGCAGGCGTGGAAACAGTGTTGCGCCAACAGCCGATCATCGTCCCACCGCGGCCGGGCGAGCGGTGGACATTCTCAGCGGGGACGCCCGACGATCCTCGAATCTTCAAAGTGTCGCGTACTGGCGGACCCCTCATCGCCCACGTTCTACAGTCCGGCGCCACCATCATGTCATTCAAAGAGCAGGGAACCGTCTCACAGATCGGCTCGACATTCCGAGCGGTCGGCATTGGAATCCATGCCGGTTCGACGGGCACAGCATCCATTCGCGGGTTCACCACCGGCACCAACATCACCGAAACGCAATCAGGCTTCGTGCGCTGCATCAATGCGGGCGATCAGGACATGTGGCGCCGCTTCACGCTGTTCGGGCCATTCACGAAGGTGAAGCTGTGGGACGGACCTAACGCGGGGCCCGATGCCTACGTCGAGTTCGGCCCATTGAAAACCGGGCAGGTTGTGCAGATTCGCACCGATCCGCGGAAATATGGCGTCAGAGACCTGACCAGCACACCCAATACGCCTAATCAGGCCGATCAACTGTCGAATGCACTGCTCGATTTCCTTTCGTTCATCTCGCTAAACAGTATCTTCCACGAGCTCGACGTACTGCAGTCAGTTTTCGGTATTTTCGGCGGCGGATCAGCACCAGTCCCCGATCAGGGCGACCTGTATCGGCTGATGAAAGGCCGCTTCTCGCAACCGATCCCAGCCAAACCGGCGGGCAAACCGGCACAGGAATACCACATTAAGGTGTCGATGGAAGGCGGCAATGCCGACTCGAAAATCCTCTCAGCGGGAACGCCATTGCGGCGTTACCCATACTAGGACTAACGATGCCTGTAGCCACTGCCGAAGAACTGATCGAACAAAATCAGAAGCTGCTTTTTGGCGATCTAATCACCCGCGCCGAAGCCGCGGACGTCCTGGCCGACGCACAGTCCTCCCCAGTCAACCGCGACTGGATAGTCACCATTTACGACAACTTTTGGCGACCCGAAGGTTTCATTGGCGACGACCTGATCGAAATTACCGGCGTCGACGTTCGTAACAACTCCGCTTCAGCAAAGCTGGTCATCAAAGGCACCTCTGATTACATCGAAACATTCATGGCCTGCACACGAACGATGGTCGGCGTCACGCTCGAAACGGGCGGCATCCGTATGCCGTTTTACGTCGACACCTTCGACTTCGAATTCAACGGCGGCGTTTGGACTGGAACGGCGAATCTGCTTGGTATTTGGGACATTCTGAACTACATGCAGATCTGGCCCAACTTTCTGCTACCCATTCAGGCCCAAATTCCATCCCACGCCGTGTTCATTTGGGCGTTGGTCACCGTCTGCGAGGCCGCGATCTCAGAATGTGCGCTACGCCTGCAACTCGGCTTGTGGGAATTCGTCAACAATGCCTTGTCGCTCAATCCTGACATGCGCACATGGTTCGGCACACTACTTCAGGAGAACTTCAACATCTTCCAGATGCTGAAGACGCCCATCTATGTAGTGCGCACCAATCCGCTGATCGACACCAGCCCACTGGTTGCCAAGACCGTTCGCATGGAATCGTGCGGCACTGTCATTCAAGACCTGACACGGGCCTACGGTGTCGACGTTGAAGTTAATCTGTGGCTACCCGGCGATGTACAGCCCGATCAGTGGGCGAACCTCACGCATCCGACTTACGTTGTCACCGTTAAGGATCGCAGCCAGATCAAGGGTCCGACTGGAACAGTGCTGGATTCGGTTCTGCGCACAGTGGTCGACACCGGGGGGTCGTTCTTCGGTGAGGTGCCAGGCTTCATCTCCGGTGTTCCCGGCATGGACGGGGTCTACCAATCGCCACTGCTCGGCGTGAACTATGTGCCGCCGTGGGCAGTCCTCATCGCACCCGAACCACCAGCTAAGGGTTCGATCGTCTCGGCAAAGATCAGTCACCACACGCCAAAGGGCTGGCAACACATCGTCGGCGGGCGAAGTCCTAAGTGGCTCAACGATTTAATGAATGCGACCTTCGCCTGGCTTATCGACTCGATCTCAATCCTATTGGGAGTCACTGGCATTCCTTCGAACCTGCTCGAAGGCTTCATGAATAATGTGTTTTTAGCCTTCCAGCTCGCACAATCTTACGATCGTCGAAATGCCGTTGGCCCTTACCATCCCGCGATAGAAGTGTTCCATGCAACCGCATCATCGCCATATAATATCGAAACGTTATTTGCATTTATCAACGCCCTATGGGATAGCCGTGGCTACGTGTCAGCACAGGCAATCTTCCGCAATGGCGTCGTCTACAAACTCGGGAAGGATGTCTTCAAGGGCGCGTTGGTCTCGGTGCTGTATCACGGTCGCACGAAGCTGTTCACCGACTTCATCGAGCAGATCCACTTCCGGTTCACCAAGACTGAGCGCGACGTCATGTTGCAGATCGGCGACGGCAAGGCCGAAGAGTCGCCACTAGCCAAACATCAGCGATTTATCACCGGAATCATGGAAAGTATCAATGTGCTAACTCTGGCGCCACAGAGTTAAAGGTCAGGAGCCCGCAATGCCAGTAACAAATTGGACCGAAACCGTCATCGACGGCAGGAATTTCCTCGTCATCGATGTCGCGAAACTGCGCATCCCACTTGACTGGGATCCCTCAAGCAACGTGTTCATCGCCGTGGCAGCACCAACTGGTGGCGTATTGGATTATCCAGCGCTGGTACAGGGCGACGACGGCGCAACACCCGACATCGACACCGTCATCAATTTCACTGCACTCGCCTCTGACGATCCCGACACCGAGTCAGCGTCGTGGACGGAAACATCACCCAATGTCTACAAGATGAACCTGAAACTGCGCAACGGCGCCCCGGGATCTGACGGCACGGCACTGCTCGATCTGGCCTCTTACGGCACACCGATATCGGGCAAAATCCTGGTCGTCAACAGCACCACCGACAGTTTCGTCTACCAGACACAGAAAGTAGGCGACCGCTACTTCCCAACAACGCTCAATTCGACACCGTCAGGCAATCCGGGCTACACGCTGGGCGTGGTCAGTATCGGCCCGCTGGATTTCGACTGGCGCCCGGAGCCCCATGCTGGCTGCAAGCAGATCGCCGGCACAGCTGCCGACGTTCAAGTCGACCTGATCGCACGACTCAACGGGGAGACAGCAGGCAACATCGTGGGCCGTGGGTGGAGCGGCGCGGGCACGACACCCCCGCCGTGCGTAATGATCCCCGGACCGCCCGCAGGTTCGGCCGACACCTACGACAAGGTAAACGCCGGCGACACAGCGACGATCCATTTGCGCGCCGAGCGCCAATCGGGCACGGGAACGTTTACCACCGCGGCAACGGACACGAAGTATTGGGTTAAGGCGAATCCTGTGCCATGACCGACGTTCCTGATTATGTCCTTCCCAGTTCGGCCACAACACAGGCCGTTCACACCACACCACCCAACAGCTACCAGTGGCAGAATCTCAGCCAGGAACAGCTAAACACGCTGCGCAGCAATCTGATCACATCGATCATTCAGCTTGTCGTGCAAGCCCTGACCGGCACATTTCTCCCCGGCGGAGGACTGACCGGCGCAATGGGCCAACTGACGTCGTGGGCAACGGGAATCCTCAATCCAATCTTCAACCTGTTCGGCGGCTCAACAAGTCTCGGCCAGGCTGGTAACTTCTGGACGAGTCTTCTCGGGCTCGTCGGAAACCCGACCGGGATGCTGACCGGTTCACCAACCGTTCCCGCGCTCGGGTCTATCCCGATCCTCGGGCCTGTCCTGGGGTTGTTTGGTGGGGCGACGAACGCCACTCAGGCGGGGAACTTCTGGACCAGTCTTCTCGGGCTCGTCGGAAACCCGACCGGGATGCTGACCGGTTCACCAACCGTTCCCGGGCTGAGCAGTATTCCATTGATTGGCGGGCTGTTTTCTGGCGGCAACATCCTCGGCAGTCTGATCCCGGGTCTGGACGCTAGCAAAATCACATCTGGATCGTTCCCGATGTCGATGATAACCAGCCTGTCCACGCTGCTCGGCGGATTCGGTACGGGGTCGTCCATCCTCACGCAGCTAATCGGACTGGTCCCAGGCACAAGTGGTGGCCTTTCCGGCTTGACAGGCTTCGGATCCATTCTGACCGACCTGTTCGGCATCGTTGGCTCGCCGACAGGGGTTGGCAGCGGTTCACCCACACTGCCCGGGGTCGGATCCATCCCCCTACTGGGCGGACTATTCTCCGGCGGCAACATCCTCGGCAGTCTGATCCCGGGTCTGGACGCTAGCAAAATCACATCGGGATCGTTCCCGATGTCGATGATAACCAGCCTGTCCACGCTGCTCGGTGGATTCGGTACGGGGTCGTCC